AAGATGCAAACTCTGACTTCGTGTGTCTTGGTGGCATGTTTACAATTAGACGCGTAATTTTTCCTGTAGCAAGGTCATTAAATTTTTTTGCTATAACTCTGTGGTGTGCGCCTTCAATAAACTCGGGCCAAACAGCTTTGACAAAGGACATGAAGTCATCTTTAGCTTTATTTTTAATTTTTTTTTCGGCTACCATTACTTGGAGCTTTAGTAATTCTTTTCGAACGTCAGCAGGTAGTTTACTTATATCTATATTATTTAAATTCATAAAAATTTTTTTAAAATTTTTTGCACCATCTTAGGTGTTCAATAAGTTTTTTACCACCATTAACTGTCTAAATCAAGCAATACAACCTGAAGTAGTGGGACCCCTTTTATATAAAAGGTGTACGACTTATATAGTTACAAAGTTTATTGGGATTGTGTGTGGTACCTCTATTGGTCCATGTTACGTGCGCCATGGCGCGTTAGCGCCATGGCAAGAAAGGTTAGTCCAGTAGGACCATGTATGCAGCAGCATTTAATCTGCTGAATTTGTCTAAGCCTTTTTGTACAGCTTTCCACTGCTCTGTTTCTTCTGCGTGTTTAATTAAATGATAGAGCGCAAACTCTTCTTCACTTAACATTGCAGACTCACCAGAGTATGGGTTTGTTGCTTTCATATTTCTAATTGTCATAGGATTATCCTAGTCTAGTTCGGTTCTATTGTCAACCCTTTTAATCTCAGACCTTGTATAAGTTCCCTCACGATAACCATACTCATACTCATTAGTTTGTTTTTCATAACCCCCACTCTCTCGTCTGTGTCTGATAAACTCAATTGGTCGACCTTGTTCAATACTTTCCATATGATAATCTAACCATGCATACTCACAACCTGTACTACAAAAGTATTTACCTCGTCTGTAATATTCTGATTGGTGGTCCAATGGTGTACTTGCATATCTACCTCTAATTACACCTCTAGATTTTAAAAACCTGTCTTGTGTAATTCTAGTATGACAATCTGGTCCTTGGCAAAAATGTTTGTTAGGCATTGCTATCCCCCTCGGTCATTTGAAATCTAGCTAATATCTTTGCATGA